GACGATGTTGACCGTCGAAGTCTTAATATTGTTCCAGGCATTTGTCGCAGTCGTGCGGATGTTGCCCCACGTAGTTCCGAGACCGGCCTTCAAGGTGTTGAACCCGTTCGTGGCGGCCGTCTTGATGTTCGTGACCGCGTTCGAGACGGTCGTCCTTATCCCGCTCCATGCGGTTGACGCCCTCGCCCTGATGTTGCTCCACGCGTCTGAGGCTGATTTCTTGAGTCCGTTCCAGGCGTTGCGCGTATGATTTGATAATGTGTTGAGGCCGTTGTTCACCGATGTGCGGAGTCCGGTAACGGCACTGCTCACGGTGGTCTTGATTCCATTCCATGCCTGAGACGCGCCGGTCTTGACGGTGCTCCATCCCTTTTGCATGGTCGTCTTCACCTTCGTGAGTCCGGAAGCGACGCCCTGCTGGATGTTGCTCCATGCCTGTTTGACGTTGTCGCCCATGTGCTTCCACGCGTCGGCCATTTTCTTCTTGAGGTCGCCCACTGATTTCGCGATCTTCTTGCCGAAATCCTTGAAGGCATCCGCCACCGCCTTTGCGCCCTTTTTGATTTTGTCCCAGTTCTTGACTATGATCACCGTCACGCCGACCACACCGGCAACGATCGCGCCGCCGAGAAGGAACGGAGCCGCCGCTGACGCAAGGCTTCCGAGGGATGCGACCAGACCGCCTCCGCCTGCGATCTTCATGACGAGGCCGCCGATATTTCCGAGCAGGCCGCCGATGTTCTTCGTGATCCCGCCGATCCCGCTTGTCAGGTTTCCGACAATGATCAGGAGCGGCCCCGCTGCGGCAACAAGCATCCCGATCTTGACGATCATGTCCTTCTGGCCATCCGAGAGGCTCGAGAACCATTTTGTGAACTCTTTCACCTTCGCGACGACGTCCTGAATAACCGGGCCGAGCGTTTTGAAGAGTTCCTGTGCGAGCTCCACGCCGGCAAGTTTCAGGTTGTTAACGGCGACCGTTATCTCGTCCCACGGGTCGAGCGTGTTCTGATAAGTGTCCTGAACGACGCCCTCGAAATCCTTTGCAGATTTCCCGAAGTCATCCAGAGACAGGCGGCCTTCGCGGATAGCCTGAACCATTTCCGCCGCGCCTTTAGATCCGAATGTCTTGGTCGCGACCTGCAAGGCTTCCGTCTGCGTCTTCGCGTTCTTGATCGCCGTGACCGATTCCTTCAATGATGTTCCGAGGCTCTTGCCCTGCTTGGTCGCGTTCTTCTGCGCGGTCTTGAGGGCGGACATGGCGGTCGCGGAATCAACGCCGCCTTTCTCAAACTGGCCGAGAAGGTCGATGGAGTCATAAATACTTAACCCCATCTCCTTCATGGTCGCGCCGTTTTTGTCGAGCGCGGATTCCAGCGTGTCGACGCTGACGCCGGTCTCCTGTGATGTTTTGGCCAGCGCCCCGAGCACATTTCCGGCGTCTTTCGCATCGACGCCGTACTTGGTCATCGCGAGGTCAACATTTCCGACGGCGGATGTTACATCCTGCCCGGTGATCTCGGAAAACTCGATGAACTGCCTTGAGAGATCTTCCAGTTCGTCGCCTGTCGCTCCGAACCGGGTGTTGACTTCCGCGATGGCCTCGCCGGCGGTTTTGGCATCTGTCGGGAGCTGGCTGAACAGGTCGTCCATCTGCTCCTGAAGGTCGTCAAGCGCCTCCCCTGTCGCGCCTGTACCCTTGACGATGGCGTCATAACCTTCGTCGACATCCTTCGCCGCCTCAATAGCTGCTACACCGATGCCGGCAACAGCCGCCGATACCGGGAGGAGCTTCTTTCCGACGCCCTCGATCTTTTCGCCGGCCGCCTCGATCTTGCCGCCGGTGTCGCTGAACTTCTTTCCGAGGCCCTGAATCTGGTCCCCGGCGGTTTTGACCGGCTCACTGCCGGCCTCTGCAAGCTCATCGAACTGGCTGTTGAGGCTCTTTAGGTATCCCTCGGTGGCGACAATCTCGCGCTGAAGGGCGTCCCAGTCGCCGGAGTCTTTCGCGACGTCCTTCTGCGCATCCTTCAGGGCTTCAAGGCGCTTCTTTGTCTGTTCGATCGCCTCACCAAGCAATTTCTGCTTCTGTCGGAGCAGCTCCGGATTTTTTGTGTCAAACTTGAGCAGGCTGTTAACATCACGCAGAGCGGCCTTGGTTGCGTCGAGCTGTTTGTCAACGCTTTTCAGCGAATCGTTTAATTTTGTTGTGTTTCCGTCAATCTCGATCGTGATTCCGGAGATCCGTCTGCTTCCCATGTTCTCCCCTCTATAGCCTGTCCATGTCTTCCTGCGTCGCTAACTGCTTGTAGCTGTAGCCGTCGTTTCCCGATTCCGTCATGATGTCGAGGACAAAACCCATGTCCATCAGGGTCAGGTCTTCGATCCTGATCCCGATCTGGATGCACCTCAGAACATACAGCGCGGTCGTGTAAGGTCTCTCGGTCGGACGGCTTCTTATTTTGGGCGGACGCCGGTCTCCTGATTCTTTGCCCAGAGCTCGACAGCCGCCGGGACGGCAACACTGTAGAGATCCATCATGTCATAAGCCGCCGACCACTCGATGTAATCGTCCATTGTTAGTTTCATCATTTCGGCTGTCGTCTTCTGGTCCTGCATCGCCATGACGAAAGCGACCTCAGCGAAGATGTGCGTCTTGTCCTCGTCCGTCACGCTGTCACTGGAAACGATGCCGAACAGGTCCTTGTGAAATATCTGCCGATAAAAGATCGGCGTGGCCCCGTTAGAGACCATGCCGATGTCATTCTCTCCGATCGTGATGGTTTTTTTCATGTCGCTCCTCTTATGTGTTTGCTGTCGGCGTGGTCACCGCCGTGAACCATCCGGAATAGACCGTGTCGGAATCTCCGGCCGAGGTCTTCTTGGCCTTGACGATGTCCGCATCCAGCGCCGCGACGTGTACCGTCGTAGCGGTCAGAGTGATCGTCTCGGTCTGCGGCTCGACAGTCTCCTGCTTGGTAGATCCGCCGGTGTTCGGACGGGTGGCCGTGCAGTTATAGAAGACGTGCCTGGATCCGGAGACGTCGCCCTCGACCTGGAAGAGAAGCGCGAAGTGTACGGCAGTCGCCGCCGCGTCTTCGTACAGAAGCCCGTTTCCGCCTTCCTTGTAGCCAAAGATGTCCTTGAGGACGGTGTCGGTGATCATGGCCATCTCAAGGTCGCCCTGATAGCCCGTGTTGCCCACGCCCATCCAATAGACGATGTTATCCGCATAGAAGGGCGTGTTTTCGCCCTGCGGGTCAAGCGAGAGCGAAACCGCGCCCGGGAACGCTTTGGGATCCCCGTATGTCGCCGTGCCGTCTGCCGCAATCGTCGCGATCGCATAGTAAACACGCGACAAACCGAATTTTATCTTGTTTTCAGCTGTCGACATTTATAATTACCTCCGTTGTGTAGATTGTTTCGTGCATCTGCTCGCTGTCGAGGAATTCCTCCGCGTAGCTGTATGCGAGATCGTGAGACGTCAGGACGCCCTCGACCGTCGCCTCGAGGTCAAGATCCTTCTCATCGGTGTAAAGCTCGATGACAAGCTGTCGGATCCTGACATAGTTGTGATTATCCGCGTGCAGATCGTCGTCGTTCGGATAGAAAAAACAAACATACGGCGGTCCCTTCCCTGTCCCTTCCGGAAACTGGTCCGTCCCTTTCGAAAACTGGTAATAGGCGGACGGGACGCCGATCTCGGCGATCATTTCCGCAACTTCCTGATATGTCATTTCAGCACCCTTTCGAGATTGTCAAAAAGCTCGCGCTCCAGTGTGTCAACAACCGGCTGGATGTGTTCCCGTCCGGGTGTCCGGCTTCCGTCGCGGTTAAGATGCCCATACTCCAGCAGGTGCGGAAGCCCGGGGAACTTTTTGTTGTAGATGATCGACCGCGCGGAAAGCCTCCCGTCATCGTCGACCACCGTCCATCCGGATCCGTAACGCCCATTCGCCCCATGGTGATCGACAAAGATCGCGTTTGCTTCGTTCTTGATCGCCTGTGCGCCCTTCTTCCCCGCTTCGTGGACGACTTCCTGCATCGAGGTATAGACCCCATCCGCGTAGTCGTCGAGGATCTCGCTGATCGCACTTCCGAGGGTCTCAGCTGTTACTTTCCGTCTTGCCATTCGTGCCACCTTCCCTCTGAACGTAAAGCTCAATGTAGTCGGTTCCCGGGACCATATAGGTCCGGTAAACGGCATAGGTTTCGCCGTGATACTCCACCATTCTCTCGCCGCCATACTCCCCTGCGAAAATGACAAACTGGAATGACGGATTGAGACCGTTCCGGCCCGCTTCAAAAAACTCCGCCCGCGTGATGCTCCGGACCTGGCAGAACACCTCTTTGTAACTTAAGGCGCTTCGCCATATCCCATAAGCATCCTGCGTTTTCGTCTGGGTGATCAGCTTGATGATGTCATCCATACGCCATCACCCCATTTTCTCGGAAAAGATCCGATTGTTGAGCGCGTAGCGGATCATACGCGGCATCCCTTCGCCGCTGTCACGTTTTCGCCACATCCAAGCCGCGTACATCACGACGAGCTGGGCATCTTCCGGGTTGCGGAAGTCGAGCGCAGCGCCCTCCCTCCGGATGGAGTCCTCCGCAGTCATCAGGTAGCGGCGCAGTCTGTCATCGTATGCAGTTGTTGACATGATGCCTAAATCGACTTTAAGCATTTCGAGTAGCTGATCCATTCAGCGCCTCCCTCTTGTAATCGTCTGCGTTGATAATGATGTGACCGACGTGTCCGAGCTTGATTCCGGGGTCGCACCATATTGTTTCCCCAAGCCTCCTTGCTCGAATACAAAAAGCCAGGTCTTCGCCGACGTTTCCCATCGGCGCGAACCATGTCGGCCCATTTTCCGCCTCCATCCTTCTCAGGATGTCCGTGTTAAGGAGCAGACAGCCGAACCCGCACCCCGCCACCGGGAACAGCACTTCAGGTGGGCTTGCATATCCATCCTGTTCGCAGATGTTCCCGGAGATCTCCAGTTTGCTGTAGATGACGGGTGAAAAAGGCGGCTGCCTGCGGTAGTAAAGCCCGGTCACGATGTTCTTTCCGTCCGCAAGCAGTTTAGCAAGCGTTTCCGGCGGAAAAACCATGTCGGAATCCAGCCAAAGAACGTAATCGTAACTGTCTTTCAGTGCCTGCCGGCAGATTTCGTTTCTCGCGGAGTAAATCAGCGAGTCGATCACGAACGAGACCGAGCAGTTTTCGAGCTTCTGAAGCGTGACGAGACTGCGACAAAAATGCACACTCACCATATCCATTGACGGGATCCCGATCAGTATCTTCACAGCCTCGTCCTCCTCTCCTTATCAGGCCGTCGTGACGGTTACCGTGCAGGACGCGGTCAGGCCGTTGCAGGTCGCCGTGATCACAGAAGTTCCGGATGCTACGCCGGTAACAACACCGGTCGAGCTGTTGACCGTAGCCTTGCCTGTCGTCGCGGAAGTCCAAACCACATCAGCATCTCCCGGGGTTGTCATGGCATAAAGCTGAATCGAACCTTCGACCGGGACGGTCGCCGTGGTCGTGTTGATCGCGATCGCCTTGACTCCGTTGGCCTCGTCGGAGGCGAAGGTCATGACCTTGCCCGGCGTTACACCATTGACGCCGATAGCGACAAAGGCTTCAGCGATGACCGGGCCGCCGTCGTAACGAGCTGTTCCCTTGAAAACAGTCTGATCAGCAAGAAATCTGACGTGCTCGGAAGAGGCGAACTTCTGGCCGGCGCGCTCACCGAGCAGGTACAGGTCGAAGTATCCGCCGACGATCACGTAGTCCGGGATGAAGTCGAGGATCTCGATGGATCCGCCGATGACCGGCATCGTCCCATTGACGCCGGACACGATCGCGCCGTTGGCATCAATCGAAACCGCTTCCGCCATCAGGAAGGTGTAAGTGGTCTCGTTCATGACCCATGTCTTCTGGCCAGAGCTGTACTTGCCCTTCGCCGCTCCCGCGCCGATGAGGATCTGCGCGAACAGGTCCTTGCCGTGGAGGCTGTTGGCCAGCGTCTTGACGTTGGTCGAGTGGAGATCCGCCCAGGCGCGGGCTGTTGCCGGATAGCCGGCCGGCTGTTCCGTCTGGGCCAGCCTTGACATGACACCAAGCGGCATCTTCATCGTGCCGTCAGCGTTGCGGCCGTAAAGGATGGCCTTGTCGAGCGCGATGCCGATCGCCTGCCCGAGAGCGGTCAGGAGTTCGGAAGCCAGGTCAATATCGGAGTCTTCAAGGTTCGCATTACAGACGGAGAAGTATCCGCCGACCTTGTAGCAGTCAAGCTCGAAGTCATTGAAGCTGAGGTTCAGTTCGTTGAGGTTGGCGCAGCAGTCCGTCCAGATCGCTTCCGGGATGGATCCCATGATGACCTGCCTGCCTTCGCCGCCGATCGGGCGAACAGTGACGTGCTTGTACAGCTTGGAGTAGTTCTCGATATTCTGACGGAGGATCCCGAGCATAACAGGCGGAATCGTCAGACCGACGTTCGTCAGCGCCCTCTTTTCCTTGATACAGCTCCTCACCTCGGAGATGTAGCTCTTCACATCCTCACGCGCGAAAAAGGCGTCTCTTTCCGCCATGCCCATGTTCGAGAAAATGTTTCTTGTGCTCATTGTTTCGGTTCTTGTCCTTTCTGCCGGAGCCGGTTCAGATGCCGGTTCAGGCGGTGCTGTGTTCTGTGCGGCTTCCTCTGCGGCAAGCTCGGTTTCAATCTCGCCGATCTCACGCTCAAGCGCAGTAACCGCTTCTGTGTGTGCGTCGCGTTCAGCCTCGAACTCCGTGATCATCGTCTCGACTTCGCTCCGCTGTTCGTCGGTTTCTGTCTCGTCGATGGCCTGAGTGAGTTCCGCCTCACGCGTTACGAAATCCGGGGTTTTCGCCCGGAGTGTCTCCAGCTCCTTCTGCTTGGCGTCAAGCCTTTTCCGGAGCAGCAGCGCCTTCAGTGCCATGTGATACCCTCTCTTTCATTCTGGTTTTCCATGCCTCAAGATCGCGTTCCCGGATGTGGTCGCGCTCGATCTCTCTCGCGGAAATATTCGTTGCTTCATATGCCGGGAAAGTACAGGCGGATACTTCGTGGAGGTTAACCTCTTCAAGCGTCCAGTGCACGGAACCGTCATCTCGGATTTCGGTATCCTCCTTGACGATCTCAAACCCGAACGAGCACTGATCTACATCGCCGCGCTTTACGCGTTCATACAGGTTCATGGCGTCGCCATCGTTCGGATTGATGGTGATGTCGCCCCATAGACCGCGCTCATCCTCACGCAGCTCTAACGTGTGTGCTTTCGTTCGTCCGAGCACCAAGGTCGTGTCGTGGTTAACCAACGCCCTGATGTCGCCGCCCGCAAGCGACCCTGAAAAAGCTCCGGGTGCGATGCTCTCAGACATCCCCGGCGCGATTTCGTAGATGCTATTGAATACAGCAAAGTAACCGCTGATGTGCGGCTTGTTGTCGCTGTCTTCCCTCGTTTCAAATGTCGATGCGATTGTCCGCACCTGTCTGATTTCACGGCTCACTTTTTCGCCCTCCGTTTCGTCGTTGTCTTGGTTTCGCTCCGAAGCGGGCAGTTCTTCGCCCATTCCGTGAGTACGTTCCAGCCCTTGCACGGTCTGTAACGCTGATTCCCGCAAAGGCCGTCAGCCTTCGCGCATTTGATCTTCATGTCCGGCCCATAGCTGGCATACGGACATTCAAGCGTCAGCTTCATGTCTCACCCTCCTGTATCAGTTTCTTCTGCAAGCCGCTCATGTCGAACGGGATATAGTTCTCCAAAACCCGGTAGTCCTTGAGGCCTGCCGGCGTCATGCTCATGCGATCACGCCACTCGTCGCCGTTGACGAAGCCTCGGTCTGATCCGGCAAGGAGCACATCGCTGATCGTCTTGATGTCGTACTGGAGGAGCGACCAGAGATTGAAGCGCAGATACCATTTCGGGGACAGGATCAGCTTCCGGGTCATCTCCTGCTGGATCCCGATCACGATCGGCCGGATTGTGTTGTAGATGAAATTGTTCCATTCGTCGCGATTAAAAGACCCGACACCGAGGAGGAACGCGGGAACCCCGAGGAGCGCCGCGATGGTCCGCTTGTCCAACTCGACTGTGTCTTTCAGGGCCAGATCGTTAAGTGACAGCGGCCTGATCTGTTCCACTTGAAACTGGTCCGCAGGGATCAGCCACGGCTCACCGACCTCCGCAGACTGCACATAGCTCTCAAGGAGCTTCTTCCGGCCTTCCGGGGAGGCGAACTCGTCCGTCAGCGCATCCACCTTGACGATAACGGAGGGCTTCCATTTCGAAGCCATGAACCCCTTTTTGGTCGCCGCCGCCTGCTTGAGATTATTCGCGATGTCCCGAAGCGCCACTGTTAAGCCCTGACCGCGCCACAGATAGTAGGGGTCCGGGTTAAACGTGAAATGCAGAAGGTTGTCCGGGTTCTTCGCGATGCCGTCAATCAGGACCTTATAATCCCGGTAGCCATCCGGCATGAAGCTGACGCGGTGGGCGCTGATTGGCTCCAGACTCTGAAGGTAGCCATCGAACGTGTGCGGCACGACAACCGCGTTGCCCTGCCCGTACAGGAGCAGTGTCATCACAATGGATTCCATCCATGTCTTCCGTGTCATGTGCGGATCGGGATTGATGTCGATCGTCCGGCTCAACTCATTGATGATCCGGATGTCGCCATCGTCCGTGTTGGCCATGAGGTGGATGGTCATGCTCCCGATCAGCTCCGCGATCTTCCGGCAGGCTGTCAGGATCTCCGGGTTCTTGTCCATGGACGTATACCCGGAACAGCACAAATCATCAAAATCAGAACCGAGCAGATACCCGATAGCTGACGCGGTTGCCGTGGATCCGTTTGTCGTGGGCGGACACGCCCTTGTTGCTCGTCTCTTTTTACTCATTTCTCGCTATCTCCAAACCATTGTGCGGCCTTCTTCTTCCGCTCCTGATTCTTGATCATTCTGATGCAGGCAAAAACTGATGCGTCGAAGAGGTCGATGCGCGATTTCGGCTCGACCTTTTCGTACATGACCGCGTCGTCTGTTCCTTCCTGGGCGCGGACGTTCGACACGCAGTATTCATAAGCTCCGGAATGTAGGTAATACAGCTTCCGGTTCAGTGCCGCCTTTTCGATGTGCTTGAAGCCTTGTGATTTAAGGTAGTATAGCTGCGGCTGGTCAATAATCGAAAAGTGCGCCTTTTTCATCAGCGGGAAATACTCTTCTCCCGCAAATTTCCGATCGTGCCCGATCTGCCTGATCCTGAACCCGCGGTCACGCATCGCGATAAACCAGTTGACAATGTCCTGGATCAAGATCACCGGGGCGTTGCACAATGATAACCATCCCTCGTCAAGCCATTGGTACAGCGGGATGTTGTCCTCGTCCTGTTTCGCCGCCGCCTGAGTCACTGGAAAAAAGGCGTGTGTGATGCAGATGTCCACATCGCCGTACTGCCCATATAAGGCGGCCGCCGTGAGGTCGTTGATCTTCGACAGGTCCGCGCCGCCGTACCAGTCGATTGGCATTTTCGACAGCTCGTCGAGCGTCCATGTATAGATCCCGTCGGATGATCGGAACTTTTCAATGTCGAAATACGCCCGGAGCGCCGTGGTGTACACATTGAGCGACCTTGACAGAAAATCCTTTCTCTGCTGCGGATCATGCTCCGCCTGTCGGGCTTCCGCCATGATGTCCGCCGGCCTGATCGTTATTCCGTATGACGGGTTGGCTTTCTGATGCTGGACGGGGTTGAGGAAATCCACCTCACCGTCTTCACCGACATCCGCGCGGGAGATGAACGCAAAGAGCGAATCATCCTTGATCTGCCCGCTGACCACCTTGACACCGTATTCCAGTCTTCCGTAGCAGAAGGAGTTAATGTTGTCGCCGGCGGTCGTGATCCCGATCATCAGCTTGTTGGTGTATGCCTTCATGGCCTCCTTGAATCGGTTGTATTGTGCCGGCTTCCGGAAGGCGTGCATCTCGTCCGCGATCGCGATGTTGCAGTTAAATGAGTCCTGCGAATCCGGGTTGCTCGCCAGCGCCTCGATGTCGATTGATCCGTCCGGAAGACCATCCGCACCGATGAAATCAAAATGCACGGAGTGCTCCGCGTTGTTGTCCCTGACTCGGAAGTCGTTGATCATCCCCCTGTACCGGAGCGTGTAAAGGATGTCATCGAAACTCTGGCAAGCCTGTTTCTGTGACGCGGCGACGATGTAGATCCGCGCCCCGCTTTTGCGTTCCAGAAGCGCCAGCGCGAAGGAGAGGCCGGCGATGAACAGTGTTTTTCCAGATTTTCGTGGGACGAAGATAAAGACCTCTTTGTATCGCCTCTCACTCGTCCCGCTAAAGTAAAAACCGATCACGTTGTAGATGATAAAGATCTGCCACGGCTGGAGGATCAGCGGTGTGTTGGTCAGCGGCTTTCCGTCAACCGTCTCGCCCTGCTTGTGGACCATCAGCCTCTCGATGACCCCGATCACGAAATCAGGTTCCTTCTCACGAAGCTCAAGGTCATCGCGCTCGAGATCATCAAGGAAACGCCGGGCCGCCATGACGACCTCGTTTCCGACGATGAGCTTTCCGTCGATGCAGTCCTGCGCGTACTGGATGGCGGTCTGTTTGTATTTATGCGCCAAGCTCTTTCAGGACCTCCGCAAGCATCGGCTGCTTTTTGGGCTTCAAGGCCGCCTCGTCGATCTTCTTCAGGCCGGCGGGCGTCAGTCCCAGGTCTCGCCAATATGCGAGCGCCTGCGTGTTAAGGTCCTGCCACGTCTGCAGGCGCGGATTCTTCGCGAGGTTCACCCGGCCTCGGTCGGATACCTTCTCGACAACCGGCTTCGCGCCCGAGTCAAGGTACTCCGCATAAGCCAGGTCGCGCTGCTCGAGGATCTGCGCCAGCGCCTCGATCGCCGGAACAAAAGCATCCTTGTATGTGCCGACCGCCTCGCACAGCTTTATGATGTTTTTCTTCCAGATTTTCGCGTCCAAAATCCTACCTCACTGTAGGGGATTCCCGCCCCGCACCCCGCGCAGTTGGAAAGACC